GTAGGGTCGTCGGACTCAACAACGAATCCATATCGTGAGCCACCGTATGCAATTGCACCAGCAGTCTCGAATGCGTCAATTGGTCGATTAACCGAGGGGTTTGCTTTGTCTGTCATACTTATTATGTCTTAAAGTTGATAATTCCTGCACCATCAGTTCCATTCTTCTGTACTTCAAAGCCGTCGACAGTTTCTGCATCACCAGTAATATTTACAGTAAGCGTTGTCTCTGCATTTACTGCACTTACTGCATCGCTATCAGTGTATTCTGGCGCTCCAGTAACTGTTACCGTTCCGTCACCGTCGTCAGTTACACTAACATTGTTACCAAAGTTGATGTCAATTACGTCATTGACGACAGTGCTACCAGAATCAGAAATATCTACTTTAAGGTCAGACGGTGTGTTTCCTTGAAGTGTACCGGCGTCAATTTGCACAAAGTTACGCTGGTCAGTCACAGACGTGACTCCTGTAGCGTCAGTTACGTATTCGTACAATGGAATCTTTTGGTCAGCGTCACCGCTCGCAGAAGCAGTTCGTCGCCTGTATCTCCGTGAGACGTAACTTCAAGTGAGAAGACACGATTGTTCAAATCGGTGTCAGTTTCCGCAGTACCGCTTGCACCATCTGTTCCAAGCCCAAGGTGTGATGCAGAAATATTCGCCTCTGCGCTTGTGTTAGCCGGATTAAGGTTGTCCACAAAGTATTCGTGGAGGCCATCAGTCGTGATATTGTATGAGAAGTCGTCATCTGTTGGCGCAACGTGTCGCGTTGCTTCCATCTTCTCCTTTTGGGTCATTGTATCCCACTCTGGATATTCGCGTTGAAGTTCGGAAATATTGTGTACCTTCGTCTCAACAACGCCTTCAATTCCAAGACCGCCATTTGTGTTAAATTTATTCATCGTAATGAGTAGTTTGTGTGTATGTTATCTGTTATAGTATTTAAATCTTTCGATTAATTCTGTGCTGTCCACTGCATCGTATTCCACGAGTCTTCTTCCCACGTGATGTCGTTCACCGAAACATTTGCGACAGTTGTGTCGGTGGTACCATTCGTTTCAACAGCCGTGAGACTGTTTGCGTCAAGTGTCGTCGCATCGTCAATTCCCTGCTCCTCGACAAATGTTTCGACACCTTCCACGAATTGCGACCATTGTGCGAATCCCCAATCGTCTTGTTTCCATACAGATTCATTCGGGTCACCTTCAGTCGTGGCAATGCTCTCAGACACGCCAAGCGCTTCAAGTAGTTGCAACTTATTCGTGTCAATTGCTGTTGCGTCATTCGCGACAAGGGCTTCTTGAAGGACTTCTGAAGCAACGACTGAAGTTACATCAGCAACACCAGTTTCTTCAGTATCGACATCGTATCGTATCTTTCGTAAATCCGACAGTGATGAATCAGATAGATTGGCGAGTTGTTCAATAGTAGATACCCTGTGTGGAGTCCACTCGCTGAGTGTAATAGTGTACTCGCGACGTTCCTTCGGTGTCGCAATTTCAGACTCAGGGTCGTTGAAGTGTTCATATACGTCGACGTATCGTTCACGAATTCCAAGACCAGCAGCCGTTGCTGCAATAATACCGGGGACCGTTCCGCGAAATCGAAACACCTGTACGATTGACTTTAGGTATCTTCGATACGCGCTATCAGCACGACCATTACGCTTTCCGAGCGCTCCGTACCGCTTGCCTATTTCGTCGAGTTCGCTCCCGCTCGCTACATCAACAAAGCGACTTTCTCGAATCGTGTCGAGGTCGTCGCCAAAGTCGTCTGCCTCTGTTGAGAACGCGTCGAGAAACCTTGCGATAACGCTGTCACTCTCACGAGGTGTAATCGACGGAAAACGCTCAATCAGTTCTCTAAATTTGGGCATTATTGTGTTGTCACGCTACTGTTGCGTAATTGTGCGACTTCTTTAACGGTTATAGAAATGTCGTCTTTTACGACGTAGTCGATAAGTACTGTCGACTCGGGGTCAGGAATCTCGCCAGTTGGAAGAAACTTGATTGAATCGTGTGGCGCGTCTGTACTTTCTGCAACAGAATCGAATTCCACGAAGTCTGTTCCTTCGACGAAGGTGTGGTCTTCTACTGTATATAGGCTTCCTGTGACGCCAGTTACCGCATTTGTGTCAAATGGTGCGTCTATATCGTTACGAGTTTGCGTAATTAGCGAGTCATACACATGGATACTATCTACAAGAATTTCTAATTCGCCAGTATCTTCAACAACCACATCGATAAAGTTGATGTCGTCAACGGGGTCACTTTCATTCGGGAATGTGTTTATACTCAGCGTCACATCGTTTTCTTCAGGTGTAGTGGTATTTTCTCCATATACTGTCACTTCTTCGTTAGGAAAGTCGTATTCAAATGCGAATCGCATAATATCTCCCTCAGAGAACGACAATAGTGATACTGGACCTGCATCATTTGTTACTACTTCAACAGACCCGCTAGCATAAATATCTACTGTTGCTATATTATTAAAGAACTCTGCTCCACTATTGTCTACATTTTTTTCCCCGGTGTTGAATGAAGCCTCTCCCATTTCATTGAACAGGTCTGTTGGTTGCACCGTCAGTTCAACTATTTCTGGTTGTAATGGTTGATGCTCTGTATCAAGTTCTGTTCCCATTGCGACGACTTGGCTGCCATCGGTTTCTAATTTTGCAGAATGCGTTCCGTCAACAGGATTCGTATCAGTCACCGTAACATTACTTGTCCCTGCGGGGAAGGCTTCAAACTCACTCCACCTTTCACTTTGTGTATCGAGCGTCCCATTGTCGAAGTTTGAAACCAACTCACCCGGAGCCGGTCGCTTTTCTTCGATTACCTCGATGTTGATAGATTCAACGTTCTCGATGGAGGGCGCTGCATTAAGTGCAACTTGTACAATCTTACTCTCATACACTTCGTCGCCAGCCTCAAGTGAGAGCAAGTATTCTTCGATGTCTTCTTCTGCCGCAGTAGCATCAGCAGTACCGTTCGAAAGCACAATATCTACGTCGAATTCGACAATTTCTGGTCGGACGAGGAAGTGTTCAGAACCACTCGGGTGAGACTTTTCTATCGCGTCAAGAACATTCTGCTCTTCGCCACCAAATACAATCACATCAGCGTGTGGGTGGTCGCCGTGTTCTTCGTCACCCTCATATTTTTCTTCCACGATAACTGAAATCGCGTCAGTATTGTTCTCGATGAATCCCTTAACACCGTCAATAGTGCCGCCCTCGGCTGATTCGACAACCGCACTTTTCACATCTTCGCGGAGTGACTCGTCAGATTGCGCGCCGACGCCGCCAGAAATAGGATTAAGGTTTGTTACTGAATCGACGCCAACCGGCGGGTTTGGCATAAACGTGACAAGATTAGGTGGAACATTTCCGTCTGGTCCTACATCGACGGCTTGTATCTCGATAGGGTGGTCTTCTTGTGCACCAGTAATTGTCTCACTCGTCGTCGTCTCAAATGATACGAAGTCTCCATTTTCGTCAGGTGGTGTTCCAAACGTCGTACCTTCAGGGATGGTGACTGTCTGTACCGTCGTTACATGTAGTGTCCCAACTGCTTGTGTCCCCTCGTCTCTCGTCACGCCAAACCCTTTCGCAAACTGGTCGAGGTGCGAAGAGTCCATATATTCGTTAATCTCAGCAGGACTCGCGCCATCAATGCCGAGTTCAACTAAGTCCTCATCGGTGATTGTTTTACCAGTATAATCAGCCCATCCTGAAAGTTGCGTCGCGAGGGCCGCTGTTTCAACTTCGTGTTGTTGTTCAGAGAACGCATCGGTGAATACATAATTGAACGACGTTTCGATGAAATTCGTTAACTCTGGTATCCGGTTCTCTAATCGTTCTTTGAGCGATTCAAATATTTCATCCGTCTTCCGTGGGTCAAATGCTGTCATACTGTATATATAATGTTTTCTACCAACTCTGACGATTTCTCAATAGACATATCTATCTCGTACCCGTATGATTCACCATCTATTTCTTGTATCGTGAATGAAACGATGCTTTGAACACGTGGGTCTTTAGTTACAACATCCCGGACAACTTGTTTTAGTGATGCACGGGTTACATCATTAATGGGCCTTCCAGTAAACTCCGATAAGGCATCGGCTGTAAGATATGCTAAGTCTTTCTCCAACTCAGCGGTTGGGGATGGTTCTTCAAGTGTCGTTTTAATGTCCCCATCTTGTGTTACGATTAAGTCAAAGTCTGTATCCAAGGATGGACTACTCAACTCTACCATATATTAAATTCCTCCCCGGAAACCGCTCTCACTCCTTCCCCCGCTCTCCTTATCTTATTATAGTTGCGCATACTTATAAATCTTTCGGTTATGTGGATTTGACGTTTGAACTGCCGGACGTGATGGTACCGCTTATAGTACCAGACTCAGGGTCGTCTACTTCAACGGCATCACCCTTTCGTGCAACTTTTTTGAGGTCGCCTGATGGGTCGCCAAGATTTATTGTCCCACCCTCTATGTTGACAATAGGGCTGCTACTTGTTGAATCAATCTCGACGGCTACATTCTCCTCAGTATCGCTTAGAGTGATTTTGTCAGCCTTCACGTTTACAGAAGGGGTATCACCCGTTGAATCAATCTCGATGGCTGAGTTCGCCTCTGAGGCGCTGTCATCGTCATTGTCTTTGTGAGCAAGGCGAATGGTGTCACCGTCGCCATCCATCTCGAAATACAAGTTTCCTTTCCTATATCGAAGCATTCCTTCTTTTGCGAGTGGCGCACGATTTGAACGAGTGTGAAGTGTCCCGATAATCACGTGGCGCTCACCACGACCGTCAATCTTTGACACGAGAACCGTATCGTCAATTCGTGGCACTTCAATGAGTCCAGTTCCGGGAGTCATCACAGCAACGTCTCGCAACTGTTGTCTGTCACCCGCCGTGATTACGTCACACTCGAAATTGGAGAAATCGTCTTCTTCGCTATGCTCGACCACCTTTTTGACGAACGCAATTTTCGGTTGCGATAGTTTTTTGCTAATCTTTTCGTCGATATACGAATCTTCTGTATTTTCGAACATTATTCAAGTTCTCCAAGTGTTGCGCCTTCTTCTAACTCGTTTTCTTCTCGCTCGACAAGTTCGATTTGTGGCCCTTCTTCTGTGTCTACGTATTTAAAATACCTATCGCCATTGTATCTGTTCATCAATCCGTCAACGGTTATTTCAGTAATGAATCCGTCGCTTGTATTGATTCGATGTGTGACTGTTTCCACGAGGAATTGTGCTGGCTCAACTTGTTCACCGCTGTTTGTAACGCCGAACGAGTCTGGCATTTCTACTACATCAAACAAGTCTATCATCGGTCTACCCGGAATCACGATTTTACCCTCTGCGGATTGGTTCTGCAAGTCTGCGAGAAGGCTTCGTGCGATACTCTCTGCTTCGGCTCTTGTCCGAATCGATGCATCCTCATACGTGAATGTTGGCTCACGTAATTCACCCATCACTACTTCATTTTCCCCGTCATTTTCTTGTATTGTGCAGGCTGTTGAAGTCATATTATTTTGGTCAGGCATTAATTTTCCGGCTTGCCATCCGCCCTGAGCAGATGTCGTGCCTACGTTGTCACCAATCACCTGAACACTTTTGTACGGGGGCCTTCTCACTCCAGCATCTGTTTCTAGAATCCACGCCAACTTATGATTAGCAGTTTTTGTTGGACCAAATTGTAGCACGTTATTTGTATCAACCCAGAATACTGCATTGTTTGTCTTCTGTAAGTCTTTGATTATTTCTATTGCGAGCGTGTCTGTGTATGGCTTTAGTCGTCGAACTTTATCTGAAAAAATGCTAAGGATGCCTCCTGTGGAAACAAATCGTGTGTTTCCATACGGCACGGTCGCATCCTCCGAAACGTCAACATTAAACTCCATATCAGTCTCATTGACCGATTTAACTTTTTGAAATACTTCCTCGACAATCGTTTCTACATCTGTTTCTTCATCGGCAGAGTAGTCGATAACTGTTCGCATAATGTCTAACTGGTATGTGAACGCAAACGCTTTCCACGTCAGGTCGCCAGCACGCCTTGCACTAGAAATAACTCCTGTAAATATTGTTGCAAGTGTGTTGTTTGTGTTCGACATATTCCTGTTTCCATCTCCTGTAACAGATGTTTTGGGACCTACGTCAACAGTTATCTCATCGCCGGGTTCTAAAATAGCGGTTGGATTTTCTTCAGGGTCGGGGATGGCAGTTATCTCCAATCCGTCCGATTCGTGAAACCTCTTTCGACGAACAGTAAGTTCCTTTGCAATCCAAGACTCGGTTGTGCCACTTACTTCTTTCGTCACTTCGATATCCACTTCGAGAGACTGATAGTATATGCCCTCTTTTGATATAGCGCTCATCGTTCTATTTCAGTTAGTTCGAGACTAAAGTCATGCGTGAATTTCCCATCGAGATTCATCGCACCGCCATCTTCTAATGGGCTTGACGAGGCTCCTTGAATACTCACTTCTCCTTCATACCTGTGGCTTTCGACGTATATCTCTTTCTCGTTTACAAAATTGTCGAGTAGAACTGCTTCAGCAGTTGTACATACTCCTTCAATGGTAATGTTCTTTTTTCCGGGTCCAACTTTCTGTCTAATTACTGGACCATCAACCGTTTCGTGCTCGACGAATCTATTCGTGGTCGAGACAGATACATTTGGCTGGTCATACAGAAACTTGATTGTGAAACCCGTGGAGAATTCAGAATCATTGATACTTGCAAAAGCAATATCTGCTCCCCCGTCTCTTAAGTCTCTAAAGTTATCAAAGAACGTTTTATTCGTTCCTCTAACTGTTTCTACACTAATACCTCGGAAAATAACCGGGCCTCTGTCATCGACGTAGTTGTTGTTGTCGTCTACTCCCATTTATTGTGTTCCTACTGCATTTCTTCGATATGTGTTCGCGTCTTTCATTGCACGTTCGACGAGTGTTGCAATCCGGTCTGCACTTTCATCAGACTCGGCATCGACATTCGCTGTATTTTCGACGTTTGTTTCAAGATTGAACTCGGGGTTGGTTGTATCTGCTCTGTCGCCCCCGCCATCCTTTGTGTCTCTAGAAAGATTGTCTTTGACATCAGATTCTGTTATTTTGAGTCCCTTCCCCTTCGCGGAGGCACCACCAGCGCCTTCCCCAATAGGGTCAACGTTCACACCGGGAATCGTGTTCGCCTTTTCAATTACGAAATTGACGGCACCGACAACTGCGTCAATCGCTGCCTGAATTTTCTTTGTGACAAATTCTGCAGCACCTTTCAACGCATCCGTGATGCCACTTTGTTTGGCGAACTTACTAACAAGTCCCAAGAATTTAACAAATTGACTAATAACGAATCCAATAACAGTTGCCAATATTTTAAATGGGGTAATGAATGCGAAATATAAAATGTCTCCAATAACTCTAAATACAGGTGCAATTGCAGACATTATGCCTCCGAGAACATCCATTACTGCTCCAAAGGATGCCATTATTCCGGCACCCTCTTCTCCTTGAGAGGCCGCAGACCCTATGGCATCAAATATCAGCATAAATCCATCAACGATTGCAAATATTGGTGAAAGTAGTGCCATAAAAATGTCAACAATCAGGTTAAATGTAGGGACGAGGAGGCCGAGAAGCGCGTCTCCTAATGCAACTGCAAAATTCTTCAATTCTCCGAAAGAACTTTTCGCAGAAGATGCGATTCCGTCAGCGTTTCCGATTGCACCGACGAGTAATGCTGCGCCAGCAACAACCGCTCCAAGAAGTAGTGGCAATCCTCCAAGAGCAGCACTAAATGATATTGAAGCAAGAGTCGCCGTTATTGTTGAGCCTATATATACCAGTAGACCTTTCACGGCAGAGTATGCAGATATGGCTATTTGTTTTAACCCCGCCTTTACTCCTTTCTGTGCAAATGCGTATTGAATTGCTCTCTTTTCCAACGCCAAGAACGATTGTGCATACACAAGATTAGCAATTGTGGCGGCCTTCATTGCACCCATTTTCGCAACAAGACCTTTCACAACTCGTGGAATGATGCCAAGACCCATCTTATTAAGCCCTTCTGCCATGTTCGACAAACCGTCATTGAAGAATGTTGTAAGTCCCTCTGACCTAATAAGAGCAGGGTGTAAAGCACCAACAACTGTTGCGCTAAATGTTTCTAAAGCACCGATTGCGAATTGTCCAAACCCTTTTGCAATTGTTTTACCAGTCTTAAGTCCTTGTCTTCCAACGTCAACTAGTCTTTTTTTAACTGTGCCTAAAGATTGCTTAAATTTATCGGCTGTGAGGTCAAGACTTACTGTTTGACCAGTATCTGCACTTCTAAAACCACCCATCTTAGGTGCTTCTACAAGTTCACCGTCTATTGCGAATTCTGTGAATCTCTTTTTTACAGTTTGTGCTAACTCTTTTATATTGTCTGTAACTACATCTACTCTGTCGCCATATTCTATTAGTTCATCGTCTTTATATAAACCGTCTGTAAGCGTTTGAATGCTTCGAAGAATCGGGACTTGTGCAGCAAATTTGCGGCTAAGTTGAAGTATACCGTTTGCGTATTGGTCCAAGAAGCCGGTGCCAAATGCGATTAGATTTGCAGTAAGCCCCGAGAATGTGCTTACACCAGCAAATACTAATTTTAAATTATTAGCCAAAATAACGCCAAGAGCCGCAACTGTGTCGAACACCTTCGCTAATCGAAGCAATATTGCCGTGAACGCAAACGCTTTTACAGCAGCAGCGGTAAGAGAACCATTCAGATTATTAAGCGCTTCAAAGAATCCTGTAAATACTGAAAGAATTGTTTTGATTACATCAATAAATCCGGGCGCAGCACCCTCTGCAAATGTAACAAGTTCTATTGTCAGTAGTTGAAATTGTTTTCCTACTTCTTGTAGCGGCCCTGCCAAGTTAGTAGTAACACGGTTAAAGAAGTCTATCGCGTCAGGTAGTTTTTCAACAATGAATCCGAGGAATCTTGCAAGTACTTCGCCAGCAGAATCGAACTCTCCTCCCGGCTCAAACTCCATCACATTCTGCAACGAGCCTGCAAACCTATTGAAGTCACCATTTTCTGCGATGACGCTAAAGAATTGTACAATAGAGTCACGCGAGGCTTGAATCGCTTGCGCTGACCTATTCGCAAAGTTTGCCATATTTTCGAGCAACGACACGAAAAGTTCTACATTTTCAGTATTTACAAGTGGGTCAAGGGCCTGTCGGAACATATCTCCAAGGCCGCTCATCAATTTTTGCAAAGCCTCGCCAGTAGACGTTACATCAGCAAATTGTGACTCGATATCTTCCAAGAGTCCGATTGCTCCTCCAGCGAGCAGTCCAGATATTCCACCAGCAGCAGCACCCGCCGCAGCACCAACTCCACCAAGTACAGAAACGAATGAACCAAGCGTTGTGACAATGAGCGGAATTTGCGTGTGCAATTGTCGAAGCGCAATCGTGAACGCACCAACATTAATAGAAAGCGCACCCGCACTAACCGACGTTTTGTCCATTACCGCACCGAGGAACCCTACTTCAACCGCAGCCTCGCGAGATTCCTCACCCATTTCCTCAACAGCGCTTTGCGCAGCCTGCGCACTCGCAGCAAGTTTACCTGCACTCGAACTTGTAGAATCAGCAGATTGTTCGAGGGCGTCGCTTGATATAGATGATTCTCGCAATTCGCTTGAGAGGCTACCTAATGCTTGATTAGCAGCCCTCACCGAATTTTCGATGTCGTCCATCTTCTCGGAGACGGTTTCGACACCATTAATTACAACGTCAAGTCCTTTAGCCATATGTTAAAATTGGTTTTTGAGTCTGTTAACTCCAGAGTCTTCTTGTCTCATCTTTTTGCGCTGTTCTTTTGCGTGGAAGAGGAATCTAAGTTGCGCATCGGTCAGTTCATCGACAAACGCCTCTCGTTTTCTCGTCCGATAGTTGCCGGAGTCATCGAGATACTCTTCAGTTACTGAAAACGTGTGTCCGTTTTCAAGGGCATAGAAGAGTTGTTGTCCTAGCCCTGTACGTGAAAATCCTGCACAGAACCATCACTCTCAGCAGACATATCGATAATCTCTGTTCCAATGCTGAATAGCATCTCAAAATTGAGATTGTCCACGATAATATTCATCTGCGGTGGTGCAAGGTCAGGATGACTAAGAGAGTCCTTACACAAGTCCTCGAATGCGTCGACCGTCTCTTTAGTAACCGCGTTCATCGAAAGGTTCTCACTCTCTTCGATTCTGTCCTCTGCGTCTTCAGCAGAGTCTGCTTCGTCTACAGCGTCAAACATCTCTTCAGGCAGGCGCTGAATAACCGACGCGAGTTGCCTCTTGTTTACCGGAGACATTTCCACATTTGGAAGCGCCGCACCACTCGATTCTTCAAGTGTGATAATCTTTGTTTCTTCAATACCTTGCGTCACTCGTTCGTAAAAGTCAAATGCTTTTTCTTCTTGCATAGTTGTATTAAGTTGTAGTTGTATGCGGTTAATAACTCGACGTTACTTGCTGGTTGCCCATAAGAGGATTGGGCAAGAATAGAACTGGAAGCCAGCGTTCAGGTCGTGCGAATAGATAACCAACTATTCGTTTATTTATTCTTCTTCTGTTTCTGATTTGTCTGCAACAACGAGTTTCTCTGCTGTGAAGTCATAACTGACCGACGTTCGGTCATCAGCAGGGAAATCCTTTGAACGCGAACCTACGACGACATTCTTGAACGTGTACGTAGATTGCGAATCTGTGAAGACGAGTTGTTCTACCTTACTTACCGTAGACGTTTTCGGGGCTGTGTCCTCACCAAAGAACTTGTTTCGAAGCGTTGTGTTTGCACCAGAATGCTCGAACGAGCCAGAATACTCGATACCTGTCTGTACGATATTCATCGAAAGCGAACCGTTGAACTGCACCGAGGAAGTCTGTGGTTCCTCGGAATACGATGCGCTCGTGATAGAGAATGACTCTGGGTCAGTGCCAACAGTCATCTTTACATCACTTCCGATTTCTTCTTTGTTTGTTCCCATTTATATCACCTTATGTATTGATTGTAATCGTTTCGTCAACACGCTTGACGATACCAACTGGAGTCACACCAATGTTAATCTTTACTTCATTTGGTTCAGTTGGCGATTCGAACACGTCGACAAAGAAGTTCTGCTCGCCTTCGACGTTATCCTTAATTAGCCGGTCATCTGCGAGAGACTGGAGTTGTGTTCTAATCCCACGCCGGGCCGCTGTTCGTGTCTCCGCATCATTTATTCGACCAATGGTAGCGTCACCAATAGCCTTTCCGATAAGGATAACTCGGTCTACAATTCGACGACGCCAAAAGTCGCGCTCGAAGTCAGTTTCAGTGCTCGTCGAAAGGTTGCCCTTCACGCGAACAGCGCCGGCTTGGCGAACCGGGATAACTTGAGCATCGCGCATATTCCCCGCATCAGTCCGGTTGAACTGAACTTCAAGATTCTCCCCACCAGTATTGATTGTATCGTTGTAGATTGGCTCACTAATGTCAGCGCCTCCAAAGAGGCCGCCAATAGCACCAAGCGCAGTCTCTGTCGAATCCTCGAACCGCACGGCTGCGGCGAGGAACTGACTGTCGTTATCAATCAAATCATCATATGAGGACGTTGTGAATCCTGCATAGGAGCGCTCCGTTGGTTGGCCGGGATTCTCAGTCTCAGTCGCATTCGGCATCGCTCCTGCAAGACCATTGACAAGTTGGAACTCATCTCGAAGTTCCGTTGTCTTACCAGAAAGTGTCGCCGCAACATCTTCAGATTCAGTAAGCGCTACGTATAGTCCTGTCTCATCTTCGTTAACTACACCATCGGCTGCGTCAAATGCCGCATCCCATTCGAGGTAGTTATAGAAGAAATCGTAGTCGCTTGACGAATCCGCAGTCCAATCTCCTGTAAAGGGATTGAGATTAATTGTGTTCGAATCACCGGGAGCGGAAACTGTCTCTTCGTAGACAAGATTGACGGTCATTTCAGTGTCGTCAACTGTGTCACGAACAGCGAGGTATCCTTCCTCTTCTACAATTGGTGCATTGGCGAGAGCGTCGGCAGTCGTACCAGAGTACGTTTCTGTCGGTGTATCTTGTTCTGTGTCAATGTTCTCACCAGCGCCATCTTCTTCAACCTGCACGCCGAAAAGGAACGAAATGTTCGCCCCATTCGCAAGCGCAAGTTTCATCGCATTAGCAAGTTCAGAGTCTTGGCCAAAGGCAGTATCTGCCTCGCGTCGAGCCTGAATCTGTGTTGGACTATTGACAGCCGCACTTCCAGAACCTCCTCGGCCAAAGAGAACAACTTTCTCTTCAGAGCCAATTTCAATTGCAGTAATTCCGCCACCGGCTGTTGTTACCTGTACGCCGGGGTATCCTCCGTATACTGTCATTTCTTAAATCACCTGTTATTATCTTTGTTTACTACTCGGCAAATCTCCACATAGTGGATTATGCCACAATCTCATCGTCGGGGAATGAAACATCCACGACGTAATCTTTATCTGTTTCAAACTCTTCGTATGACCAGCAACTGATTGTTTGCGACCATCGACGAACTGTGGGTGTGGACTCAAGATTGTCTGCACGTTCACCTTCATTTAGTTGGAACTTCCATACTGTTTCTTCGAGCGGTTCTGCTATACCAGCAGACTCAAATTTGTATAGTGCGCTTCTTACTGAATTTATCAGCGGTGAGATGCTCTCTTCATTGTGGCTGCGCCCATCAACTGTGAGTATATCAAGTTGTACGGTGAGCGAGTACTCCGAATGATATATTCGCCCGATTTGATTTCCTTCTTCGTTAAACTTGTGTCCCACAAAGTCTGTGTTGAACTCATTTAACGAAACGGCATTTACTGTTTGCAACTCAACGACTGGCAGCGAGACACTTGCCTCTGCTCCAGAACCATCGTATTCTTGTAATACATATGAAACACTGTCGGGAACGTCAGAAGAATCTTGTAGCGATTCTTTGATTGCCGTCAGTATTTCACGAGGTGTGGCCATTTATCCAACTTTGAGTTGTTCTTTGATATGGTCGGTCATCTCATCACCGATTCGTTCCTCGACCATATCACCGACCGTTCTGTTAAATCTCTCTATGGCTTCGCGGAAAAACCTGTATTCCCGAACGCCACGTACACTATATCGGTATATAATTTCACCGGGTTCAGCGTCATATGTGGGGACACTCGTCCTGAATTTAAGTGGTTTATCACTAGTAGCCGTAACAATTGGACCAGTACCAAATTCCAAGTATAACGCACGTGGTCCAACACGTGGGTCTGTTTCAATGCGATATCGCATATTTGCTTCACGTACTACCTTCCACGCTCGTCTGCTTGCAAGCGGTGGTCCAATGCCTTCATCGACACCACGCCCTTCGAGGCCCTTTCCTTTAATAATCGAAATTAGCATAGGAATAAAGTCTTCCTTTACTGCATCTTCGAAAGCCTCGTCTGCGACTGCCTTAACGTTCAATCGCTGGAACCTAAACTGGAACTTATCGAGATTGTGGTCTGCTTCTAGGATTGTCATTATGGATGGCCTGTAGTGTATGTGAATGGAGCGTTTGACTCTCCATCGTCCCTTTTGTCGAGAACGCCCGAGTTTATGATACGAGTAATCGTTTCCTCGTACTGGTCACAAAACGAATTCGCGTATTCGATTTTACTTCCACCAGCATCCTCAATGTCTCCAAGTGTTACATCGTCGGGGTCTTCAGCACTCTTCGCCAAGTGACACGTCGCAAGTTGCTTGATGGCAGATTCCATTATCACAATCTGGTCCTCTTGTGGAATTATTTCTCCATCATTGAGGTCAAGTTGCAAAGATAACTCTGCGTATTCGAGTGCGTCTTCCTTCTGAGAATCTGTGTAATCATCAGGAATTTGAACCGGAATATCGTGAATTGAAACGTATCGAGGACTATAAGACATAAACCAATATGTTGTAGAGTGCCGAGTAGTAATCTATACTACGTAAAGTGTAGAATCCTTTATGCGTTAACCTTCACAGCCGCCTCGGGGAAGATAGCCTTCCACGACTTGCGGGTGAAAATCTGCATAATGTCAGCCTGTCGCTCGGGGTCCTCGTACTCGTTTGTGCTGACAGGAGTACGGGTAAGTTCATAGCCGTAGCGGTCACTGTCGATAACGAACGCACCGTTACCGTCAGCAATATCGTTCGTTGTGTCAACCACAACACGCATCCCAGCAATCATACCGACCTCACCAGTACGAACAACCTCGTCACCACTCTCTGTGGCTCGGTTGAAGTTCGCGTCTGTGAGCAGGTCACCGTATCCGTCGAGGTCCACAATCATCAGGTCAGGCGTGTAGGAGTTGCGACGAACGGCAACCATACCGTCACGAATATCGCTGAAGGAAAGCACGTCATCGTCGTCACCAACAGTAGAGTCGACGTTACCATTAAGTTCCTCGAAGGCCTCATCGTTCAACTTCTCGGCCATTGCACGAGCGAGTTCCTCGACCTCGCGAGCCTTGAAGTCAATCATACCGTCTTCCATAGCCTCCATTGTGATGGCAACCTCGCCACCGTACTTCTTGAAGGTTACAGTTACTTGGTCGACCTCACTCTGGTCACGCTCGAACTCCTCGCCCTCAGCAACAACACTGGGCTGACCCATGTCGTCTGCATCAATGTTGAAGGTGTACGAATTCGACTGAATGCCGGTCGCACTAATCTCACGGAAAGCCTGTCGGTAGACAAGGTTCTCCTCAATTACCTCTTCCACAGTTTCACGGACGAAATCCTCCGTGATAACGTCATTAGTTGTTAGACTCATTTATAATCACCTAAAAGTTTACAGCACGACCTCAACGTAATATTCCGCACCGTCGCTGTATGTATCGACTACACGGAAGCCTTGGTCATCAACGTTACCGAAGTGACCATCCGTGTCGCCAACACCAGCACTGTCTCCAGCGCTAAGGTCCGAATCGGCTCGCGCCTTGTACGTACCCTGCACAGCAACAGTCGCGTCAACGTCGCCTGCAATCTGTTCACCACGGTGCGACGCTCCGAAAACATCATAGTTCACGAGAACGCCGAGAATGGTGTCACCATCTCCTGCCTGTGCAAGAACACCGCCGCTAATTGTCACAGCATCGCCGGGCTGCACCGCCGCGTTAGCAAGCGCAGTTCCGTCATCTTCTCCGTGCGGTACACCAACCGTATTACCATGACGGCGAGTCTCCCCACCGTCTGGCGTATCACTAAGTCCTGCCATTGTTATCAGTTAAATTATCGCTTGAAAATCTGCTCCCGAATCTGCTGCTGCTTCTGCGCAACAGCATCCTCTTGCGCAAGTTCCTCCTCGGATTCACTTTGCTCAAGTTCCTCTTCGCTGGCGTCAGTCCCCTTCGGGTCAGGAGACAGCTCCTCCTCAAACTCACCGAACGCGTCCTCGTACTTCGCGCTGAGTTCCTCGATGGTAAACTTGTCCATCAGTTCCTCAGCAGTAAAGACGGCGAGTTCGTCTTCGAGTTGGGTCGCATATACTTCTTTAACCTGTTCGGCCTCGTCGGAAAGCGCCTCAAAGCGAGCAGACTCAATAACCATAGGCTCATCGGCTTCACTAAGTTCATCGACAAGCGCGTGGTCAACAGCATCGAGAACCTCGGTTCGCTCGCGCAGTTCGGCAATATCCTCCGAAATATCGTCATACTTCTCGGCCTTTTCTCGGAGTTCGTCGAAGGACTCCTGCTCCATTACGGCAGGTGCCTCAAGTTCCTCAAGTCGAGCCTGAAGTTCATTACTTACAGTATTCATTGTACTAGTTGTAGAGTCCGTCTCGCTCTCCTCGGACTTACCACGCTGCCGAAGGTCATCGCTGGTGAAGACAGTCACCCCATCAATCGTCACTGGCTTGATGGATGCCATTTCTTCGTCCATACTATACTCCTTGTCGAATTCCTCATTGGCCAATTCGTTGACCATTTTCACGATGGTGTCTTCCATCTCAGAATTGAGTCCTTCGACAGCAGACACACCTCGACCACCCTTCACCGCATTCAGGGCATTGAGGCTTAGTTCACCATCGAGGCTCACCACAGGCAACTTGTAATCGCCAAAGTTTTCTGCGGGGAAACCAGACTCGGAAATCATAAAGTGATTCCCAATAGTTTCCTTCGCTTCATCAGGGAGCGCATCGTAGGAGTCGTACTCGTCGTCCCACTCATACGCCATCATAATGTCTTCAAGCGTCGGCGCACTCCAATCAGCCTCTGTTGTTCCCTCATACGAGGGTTCGTGCATATCGTAATCCATCAAGGATTCCGAATCAGCCATCTCTTCATCTTCTTCTTCCATTTCGTCGTCGTCACCATAGCCGTACCCCATCGACGCAACGGCGTCCATATAGGCTTCGTGGTCCTTTCCGGGCATAAACATTCCGCCCATTTTATGTACACCGTCAAGTCCAAGTTGTCGCGCCATCATCATCGCATCGACGCGGTTGGGGAACATATGTGATTCGTCAGATTTGTACTTGTTATACATCATAGCCTCTTCCATACCCCAGTTTTTATCAAACTCTTCTTTTGCAAGTTGGTTGATGTATTCACCGAGGTCGCTTCCAAGACCTGATTCAAGCCCTTCTGCCGCAGACGGCGACGTTCCGCCCTTAACTGCCTGAAGCGCATTCAGGTTAAGGTTGCCGTCTGGACCAACAACAGGCATCTTCAGGTCACGATAATTTTCTGGCGGGAAGCCAGACGACGATACCATAAAGTGTTTCGAAATCTCTTCAAGGTCGTCTGTCTCGAAGTCGTCCATCGAAACAGG